GAAGACGCAGCAGTCCAGCGTGCCGCCGACCGTTACCACAAGGGACGTGCCGTACCTCGCCGGGATCGGATACCACGTCGCGGCGGCGGGGGAGAAGGTGTTGACCAGCGTGGTTGCGCCGTCCGAGAACTTCAGGGTGCCCGCCGTGGTCGAGGAGACCAAGACGCCGAGGCTTTGGCACGCGCCGGTGAAAATCGTGGTCGTGGTGGTGATGTTCTTGGCGTTGCAGGCCTCGGAGACCGGATTCGGCATCAAATTCCCCTCATCCCGATAGGATTAGGAGCCTTGATGCGCCCGTTCAGAGGTCCCGTAAATGGGAATTATGGGAATTTCGTGGGAATTGGTGGGAAATCAGGGCTTTTCGAGGCGAATTCACCGAGAAATGCGGCAAAACCCCTCAGAGGCGAACATGGCGTCGGCGCGGCTGGGTCGCGTAAATGTCCTCCAGGCTGGCGCGATTCTCGGGACCGGCGATCAGGGGGCGGTCGGGGCGGACAAGTGGCGTGCTGGGCTCGTTCTTCCAAGCAACGGCTAGCATCCGCCACGCATCTGCCGGGTGAGAGGCCCAGTTGTGCTTGGGTGTTGCTCTAAAGGCCTTGCGGTCTTCGTCGTATTCTCTTTCATACTGCCGTAGAGCCTCTATGCCTTCTCTGCACTTTACTTCATCGAAGTAGGCGGCGTCGATGGCGAGGCGTCCGGCCTGGATGCCATCCATGACGCTGAGATCGGGGACGATGGCGAGGTTCTCGAAGCCAAGGTGCTGGGCGAGCTGCTCGACGACCGATTTGCCCCCGGCTGCGAGGGTCTTGGCGCGGGCGTCGTGGGGAAGGAAGTGCTTGCCGTAGTGGTAGGGCTTGGATTTGACGACCTGGCACAGCTCCGCGATGGACGCGCCGGAGATGGAGTAGAAGTCGATGGCGTGGATTTCGCCTCGGACGACCTGATACCACCAGATGGCGGTGTCGTCTCGGTAGCCGAGGTCCCAGGCGGTGTGGGTGGTCAGGTGTTCGTCGTAGGGGACGGATCGGATGCGTCCGGCTTCCGTCGCGAGGCGCATCTGTTTGCCGTAGAAGGCCCCGAGGATGGCGGCCTCAAAACTAACCTCGTACTCCTGCTGGTACTGGTCCTCGGTGATCTGGACTCGGACGGCGTGAAGTTCGCTTTCCGGGAGAATGCCGGATTTGCTGGCCGGGAGGCTGAGCGAGTACCATTCGTCGGGGGACCGGCGGGAGGTCTCGAAGATTTCCCAGAACTGGTTCTTGCCCTTGGGCGTGCCGATGAAGACGGCCCAGCCCTGTTTGTCGGAGAGCAGGGGGCGGATGACATTGCCCCAGACGGAGGGCTTGTAGTCGCCGTATTCGTCAAGGATCACGCCGTCCATGCCGAGGCCGCGCATGGCGTCGGCGTTGTCGGCTCCGAAAAGGGCGATCTTGGCCCCGTTGATGAGGACGATTTCCAGTTCCGCCTCGTTCACCGACTTGGTGATGGGCTTGGCGAAGACCTTCAGGTACTCCCACGCGACCTTCTTTGCCTGGCTGCGGAAGGGGGCGACATAGCCGAAAAGGGGATGGGGGGATTTGCAGGTCACCGCCGCCCGAATCAGGTCTTGGATCGCGCTGAAGGTTTTCCCTCCGCGTCGATGCACGACCAGGCAGGCCCAGCGTTGGGTGCGGTCGTGGAAGGGTTTGAAGGCCTCTCGGGGGACGTACTTGAGGCGGATTTCCTTGACGGTCACCTACTCCGAACCGCCCCACTTGATGACGACTTCGGTGTGGGTCTCGCCGCGATGTTCGACGCGGGAGAGCTTGGGGACGTGGTACTCGATGAAGCCTTCGAGGCATTGGAGCGCGGCCTTCGGGCCTTCCTTCTCGTACACCTCGTCGAGCCAGCCTTGTATCCGGGTGGAATTGGAGTTCACGAAGTCAGCGATGGCTTCTCGGGCGGCTCTTGTCTCGGGGGCCACGCTCTTTCCCTTGGCGACCTTGCCGGGGACGCCACGCGCCTTGTCGGAAGCGGAGATGTAGATGCCGGACTTGGCGGGTTGGGTCATGGGGCCTTCGGGGCTGCGCCGAGGATTTGGGCGGCGGTTTCCCAGATGGCGGCCTGCTGTTCGAGGGCGGTGGCCTGGGAGAGGAGGGCTGCGGATTGCTGGCGTTTGTCGGTGGCGGACTGGCGCAGGTCCTTGGCGGTCTGGAGGATGGTGTCCTGAGGGGTGAGGAAGTCCATTAAGAGGCTTTCCGAGAGTAGTTCAGCATGGGCGCGACGTTCTCGTAGGCGTCCTGCACGGTCTGGGGCGAGAGGCCCGTGGCCTCGGCGACAAAATCCCGGAGCATCGCCAACTCGGGCTGGATCAGATGGCGGACATGCGCCAGATCGGGAGCCAGAAGGCGCATGTAGACATCTTTGATGGGGCTTGGTGGTGAGGAGGAGGGCCAGGCGGCGGGCCTTGGCGGCTCCGTTGAGGCGGTTGGCGATCTGGTTGCGGGATGGCCCCATGGGAACTTCCCGAGGCTTGGCCAGGGCCGGATCATGAGCGGGCTTGGCGGAGAAGGGAGTCATGAAGAACGCGCTTTCAGCCGGGCGAGGAGGGCGTTATTCTGCTTCATATTGGCGGCTAGCGCGCCCGAGTGGTTGCGGAGCGTGGTGGCGACGATGTCAGAAATGGCCGAATTCTGCGACTGCCATTGCGGCGGAGAAGCTACCCAGCGGGCAAAGGGCTTGGCCGGAAGCGGGAGCTTCGCAGCAATAGGCGCGGCCACCGCCCCGAAGAACAGCCCGAAAAGCCCTCTTTTGCTGATTTCCACGCTGGCCATGCCTCAGGCTAGCCTTCGATAGGGGGCTGGGCAAGGGCGGCGTCGATCATGGCCTCGTACACGGCCACGGCGGTCGTGCCGGGTAGGTGCACGGGCTTTCCGGGCGGCCAGAGGACAGCGGTTCCCGCATCCAGCATCGGCTCGTTGCGCTCGCGCATGGCGGCTATGGCGGCACGGGCAGCCTCGGTCATGGCTTGGGCGCGCCACTCGGCGGCACGAGAGCCAAAGCCCATCTCCATCGAGAGAGATTCATGGTCACCGCCAAGAACGCCGTCGATGGCAGCAGCCACACGCTCCACCATCTCGCTCATGATCCGGCCCAGGACCAAGCGCCAGTGTGGCGCTTCTGGTTGCTCTTCCGCACCTCCGAGATGATTCGGTGCAGGTGATCGGAGGAAAGCGTGGAAAAAGGCTTCCCGGCGAGAAATCTTTCGACCTCAGCCCGCGTCTGATCCGTCAGGTCCGACCACCGCCAGACCGACGCAACACGCCCATCTCCATGTAAAAGCTCAACTTCTCCGCTCGTATCCACCAAAAACACCCCCGCTTGACTTTTGATACCGAATTCCCTCACCCTTCTTGTTCTTAGAGCCACACAGGCTCGATCCTCCGAGCCCAAATCCCACCTTCCCAGCCAGACTACCCTGTTGCGCCGTGGGCTACAACGGGAAATTGGAATCCATTTGCGGGGGGGACCTATAACCACACACCGACCCCCCCCACCGGGATCAACCCCCCGCCGGGGTCCTGGCGATGGTGACCGTGGTTCGGTGTGATTGTCTCACAGATTCAGTAGCTTGGCTGTGTGGTGCAGCTCGATCACGCGTGTCTCGGTGCAGTGGATAGGCATGACACTTAGGCATGTGGCTAAGTGCGTAGGCATGTGCTGGTAGGCGATGGCTTACATGCATTGCGTGCATGGATGGGGCGCGGATTGATAGACTGGCTCATATGCCCTCTTGCCGCTCCGTATCATCTGCAACGATCTCTCTTGCTCGAATATGTGTTGACTGGGGTGTATTGTAGGCCTACGGTTTACACAGATAGGGAGATACGCAGATGACTGAAGCCCAGGAACGCCATAGTCTTCACCGAGCCGCAGACGCCTTCGCGATTGCCGCTGGCAAGGCGCAGATGGCCACACTCGAAGCCTTCCTTGCAACCCTCTCGCCGGTCATGGCTGGGCGGGCTCGAAAGAGCCTTGAGAAGCAGGTTCGCACGGCTGACGGGATCATGCGCCGCTCTCAGTTTGTGGAAGCCTTGAACGCTAAAGGCTACATGCTGCGCACGTCCTCGCTGGGCGAGCTTCGGCTCTACGCGCCCGATGACGTGACGTTCTATGACGCTTTCCCGCTGACCACGTTCGGCCTGTCCTACGCCAAATTCCTCGGAGCCTGATCGTCATGACCATTTGCGAAATTCACGCCCAATTAGCGGCTCGAGGTGAAGTCATGACCTACGAGCAAGCCATCCAGGCCGCTTTGGCACGCGACAAGGCTCTCACGCTCTCAACGGGCCTGAATGCCTCGCAGCGGGCCGTGGAGCGCATCCGCAACCGCCAGGAAGCCAAGGCCCGCAAAGCCTCGCGCTACCGCGTTGGCGACCGCATAACCGACCGTGATGGCTATACGGGCACGATCCGCGAGGTTCACCACTTCAAAGGCTCAACCTGGTACGACGTGCGCTTTCTCGGCGGCGAGGCAGTCCGCTACGATACCGAGATCAGGCTCGCCGACCAATGACCGTCGCAGAGCTTATCACATTCCTCGGCACGCTGGATCAGGACAAGCACGCCGTTGTGTTCGATCATCGGACCAGCAACCGCGACGTGACACACACAACCGAGATCAATTGCGCCCTGACCGTCGCCGATTGCGTCATCCTCTGCAATGAGGACCCGGAATAATGTTCGGCCCTAAATTCGAGGTAGGACCAAGCGCATCCGGGACGCTCTGGAGCGCGAGGAACCGCGCAAGCCCATCATGATCTTCACCGGAGAACATGGCGATGACTGATCGCGTGACCATTACCGGATTTCGCGGCGAAGACGATGGCTTATTGCCGACCGAAACTCGCGTCGAGATCATTCTGTCGTCCAGTGACCTCCGCGAGATCGTCCGCACCGGCAAGCTCCCGATGGGACTGTCGGATGCGCTTATGGTGGAAGTGCTCAAGATCGGTCGAAGCTCATGAAGCCCACACCCGAAATCTGCGGCCTCTGCGAAGGCGAGGGGGAAATCCCCCATCCTGACGATCCCGTGAGCTATCCTTGCGAGCAATGCGGCGGAACGGGCTTCATGCCGGAGGACGATTAGCCCATCGCTTGAGCGACCTAGCGCGTCCGTTGGCTTGGTAAAATGCCTTGGATCGCGCCTTTGCTGGTCCAGTGGCCTTCCCGCCTTTGGCTCTCTGCTCTCTGGTCAGGACGTTTCCGCCGTGTCGCTTGGCGCTCTCTTCCTCGGGCGTGAGCATCCAGAGCTGCTCGGACTGATCGAACACCGGCATGAGCCAACGATACCCCTCAACAATCTTCCTGAAAAGCCTCTTGACTACGGCTCCATCCTGTAGTCCACTGGATTACAGAGACAGGGAGAACACACATGCTTCGCTTCATCCTCACCGGCTACAGCGCGACCAGCCTTCTGGGCACGTGCTTCAGCGGTTGGCTCTGCCTTCACGCTCCGAACGCTCACCTGCTGGGCGAGATGCAAACCATAACCATCTGCCTCGCCATGCTCACCTTCGCCTGCATGGGCCTGCTGATGGTGCAGATCGAGCACGAAACGCGCTAGCCCTCCCACATCGCGCTCAGCGCCAAAGGCTCCGGGGGAAACCTGCGGAGCTTGCGGCCGTAGAGACGGCACACCCGCTGCTCTCTCTTGAAGGAACAAGCCAATGACCATGCAACGCCGACACTTCGAGCTGATCGCCCAAATCCTGCGCGACGAAGGCCAGCACCAAGGCGCGTCGAGCCCCGACTACCAAGGTGGCCGCCGCCAGGCCGTGCTGGATATCGCCACGCGCTTCGCTCGCGATCTCAGCCACACAAACCCCCAATTCGACCGCAACCGCTTCCTCAAGGCCTGTGGTGTCGAGGTGCAATCGTGATCCGCTTCCTCCGCTGCCCCGAGCACGGAGACGTGGAATGATTCTCCTGGTGTGCGGGGGGCGCGACTACCGCGACCGCGATATGGTCTTCCTGACCCTCTCGGCAGCTATTCAATACGCAGGCTGCACCGGAATCATCTGCGGCTACAACCCGGCAGACAAGCGATATCAGGGGGCTGACCAGCTAGCCTACGAATGCGCCAGCGAGCTGGACCTAGCTTGCCGCTGCTTCCCGGCAGACTGGACCAAGCATCGCCGCGCCGCTGGCCCCATCCGCAACTCGCAGATGGCCGCCGAGAAACCAGACGAGTGCGTGGCATTCCCCCGTGCCAACGGCGAGTGGGGTTCTGGCACCCTCGATATGATCGGCAAAGCCGCGAGGGCCGGAACGCGTGTCGAGAGGGTGGAGCGGGGCAGATGACCGATCAGCACATCAAGCACGGCGAGTGGGTGATCTACTACGAGCCTCCGCCCATCCCCATCCGCACGATGGATTGGCATTTCTACCACGCCCAGCTCTATGACTGCGACTGCGACGAGGACGGCTTCTTCGGCAATGGCTACGCTGGTTCGGCAGAAAGCGCCGAAGCCTGTATGCGTGAGATTGCCGACATCGAAGAGGAGAAAGGCCTGCCTCTCACGCCCCGCCAGGAGTCTTCCCAATGAGCTGGGTCGCCTTCCTCCGCTGGGCCTGGCGCTCACTCCGTACTGAGCCTGATCCTATCGTAGGGGAATGGTAGGAAGAGGCTTTACGGGAAGATGCTGGCCTAGCGCAGGCTCAAGCCGGGCGAATGCGTGTACGGCCCCGCAACCTGCCACAGGAAGATCAGCGCCACCACAGCCGCAACCACGATCACCACCGTCCTGACCGGAGGCGGAAGCGTCAACTGCGTCACCGCCCACCAAAGAATCGAGAACGCGGCCAGGGCGAACAGCAGATAGATCAGCAAGCCCACCGGTCAGCCGATCTTGATGCTGAGCTGAGCCACAGCCGTATGGCCCGCAGAATCGCTCACCGTAGCCTGAAAAGCCATGTCCTTGCGCGTCTGCACCGTGCCCACGATCTGCCCATCGGGGCGAACCTCAAGGCCGTTGAACGAGCTGGGCGACGCGACGAAGGTGTACGGACCATGACCACCCACCGCTTGCAGGCTTCCCGTGTAGGCCGCGCCCACATACGCCGTGGGAAGGTCCGCAACGCTCAGGACCAGGGCCGCCATGCCCTCAGGAGCCTTGCTGGGCGGCGTTTGGGGCTTTGCGGGTGTCGGAGTGGCGGAACGGGCCTGAGCGGCTTCCTGGGCCTTCTGGCGAGCATCGGCCTGCGCCTGCGCCTCGGGCTGGTTGTGCAGCGGATCGCGCAGTTGGGCGTCAGCACGCTCCTGAGCGGCCTTGCGGTCAGCGGCGTCCTGCTCAGCTTGCGTCGGATGATTGGTCATGGTCGTTCCCTCGGGGTTTTAAGGGCAACGCTTGGGCTTTGGACATGTTCCGCCTTCCGCTATCTCCCCTGCCTGGCAGGAAGCGGTCTGGGAGCCCAAGCTGCCACTACCGTTTAGCGCACCTGCCACATATCGGAGTGGCCAGGCCGTCCCCCCGAGAGCTGCGAGCCTCCCGGTGCATGGGTTCATAGGTGCGTTGTCCCTCAGGATTTGGGTCCGTCAGGGGGCTCGGAAGTCCCGCATTCCCCGATCATTGGGGGCCGTTGCGGGCAAAGTTCGCCCGGTAGTCATCGCCGGTCTTCTGGGAAGGGAACCCGGCAGCCTTGGATGACACATCTACAGGGCTTGTCGGGATCAACCGCTTGGCCTATCTTTGTGAGGCTGGCCAAGCACACCGCGATCTCGTACATCGCCTTCCGCCCCGGGACTGTCATCGCAGACCGGGGCGTTTGCGTATCTGAAGCGCTTAGCGCGCGGTCAAATTAATTCCGTGCATGTCGCATCCCGGTGAATCCCGCCGCCTTCATTATGGCCCCGACCTCGCGGAGCTTGCCAGCCGCGAAATGGGTCGCCACGATCAGCGTTGTTCCCTCGCAGGAGCAGCGGTCAAGGTAGGAGCGTGCGAACGCCTCGCCCTTGGCCGCAACCACCGCGGCACGCAGATCGGCATTGGAGAAGGGCTCTACGGTGCGGGCGTCGGTGACGGTCTCGACCCAATGCTCAAGACGGCCTTGGCGCATGAGAACCTGAAGGCCTGGCCCTCCTGACTTCACCAGGTCCCGGTCGTCTCGAAGATAGGTCTTCAGCTTTCCGAGCAAGCTCAACTGCCCGCCAAGCCTCTTGCTTTCACGATCCCACAGCACCTTGCACTTGGCCTTGGATTCGCTGCGCCGCTTCATGGTCTCTGGAAGCAGGCCCCATGCTGCATCGAAGGTGGCAGGCTCTAGCTCGGGCTGGCGCAGTTGGACGACGTTACCCATGTCAAACCTCAACCGGCTGAGAGCCGCCCGGCCTGCTGGTCAAATGCCAGCCGGAACAGAACTTGCAGCTATAGACCCAGAGCCGCTTGGCCCGCTTGTCCAGCGTCGAGCGGTAGACGTGGCGAGCTGCGCCGGAGCGAGCCAGGAATTCCGAATTGAACCGCTTTTTGCTGGTGCATGTCCGGGCGATGACCTCGGCTTCGTCGGCACAGGGCTTCCACTTGCGATTTGACTTCATCGGCCAGGCTTCTTGTAGTCGAGCCCAGATAGCCTCGCCTTGTAGGCCCTGGTGGCGTAAATGACCGTCGTATGGTCACGTCCGAACCGGTCCCCTATCTGGGTGGTGGACAGCTTGCCCTCGGCGTAGATCAGGGCCATGGCTTCGTGCCGAGCCCATGAGACGCGCCGCTCCCGATTACTCCCGGTGATCTCATCCCACTTCACTTGGTGGCGTGCCGCGACCTCCTCCGTGATCTGCCGCCATGATGGGACAGGGATCGCCCTCGCTGGTGTTGAGGGGCCGAATTGGTCACAGTGGTAGTCTAGGCTCATGTTCAGACCTCGGTGACTGGGAAGCCCATGACCGCCTCAAAGAGCTTGGCCTTGAGCTTGTATTCAGGGGTG